TGTTCATCGATGCCGAGTTCCTTTTTCCGAGCCCGTCTGACAGCTCGAGCGGCGTTTCGTCTGGCGATTACTTCCGGTCTAGATTGTATTTCCTTGTCGTTATAGATGCGGCATTTGGGGTGAAACCAATAACGTTGTCCGGATCGTTTTAGGTTATTTTGGTCGTCGTACTCTTTACAAAACCTACAACGCCTTTTGTTGCGATCTTTGTGGTGGACCACTTCGTCCGGCAGCAGCGGCCTTCCAAGTTTGGTCTCGACTGCAACACGATGTTCCATCTTGCTTTTCCCGAATACAACGTACCCGTCTTTGTTTAATTTCATGTTATTCGTCCTCTTCATCGTTGACCATTTGGTAGCGCTGGCCGAGCCCGGTTCCGGTTCGACCTCCGGTTTTACTCAAACAGTCCTGGCACACCCACGCCCACAGTCCGTACGGGGGCAGAAATGCGTCGTATATCACCAATTGGTCTTCGGCCCCGCAACATTCGCAGTCGCCCAACAACATTTTGGACTTGGAATCTCGGCACCCGGCTGTCGGCTTGTAAAGATGAAACGCTCCGCTCATATGTGGCTCCAGGTATAGCCCATGGCTATTTTGTTGATGCTGCTGCGACAAACGCCAAATTCCCTGGCGATGGCGTCATTGGTAAGGGTCTTGGCTTCCTCCAATAGTTGGTTGCGGCGTTCCAGTTTGGCACGAATAGCTCGGACGTCAGCTTCGGTGAGTTTAGATTGTGGCAGATCTTCGCCACGGGCTACTTTCAATCGGTTCAGAGGGTCATCAATCATCTTTCAGGGTCCAATTTGGTTGTGATGTCGTCGTACCACGACTCCATCGGTACCGGCAACGAGAAACGAACCGGGCGTTTACCTTGAGAAGTCGGGCACTTAATCCAAAACTTAGCCAAAGCGGCCGCGTTTCTCAACAACATACGATTTTCAATGTTCTCCTCTCTGGTAAGGTACCTGGCACACAATATGGCGGTAAGGCAAGCTTTCTCGTAAAACATTTGGAGGTGCCGGTGATCTCTGGAGTCACCATCATACCACGTGTGGCACATGTCGTCAAGGCCAATCGTCCCTTGACGCAGCCAAATGCCTGTGATATACTTACGGGCATGAGCCTGCCCCAAATGATACCGCAAGCAACCATAGACCAAATGCGGGCCGCCGTCCGCGAGAAGCGGGCCGTGGTGCCGATTGCGGATCACAACAAGGAAACACTTAGAAAGAAGCGTGCGCTCCAATTGGAGTGGCTGGCAACGTTTTCTAAGCTGTTGTCTCCGTCGATGACGTGCAAGCGTCTGGAAATACCGTACAGCACCTACAGCAATTGGAAACGCGACCCGGAGTTTCTGGAGTTGTACAATGAAACTTTGGTAGCAGCCAAAGAGGAATTGCAGGGGGCAGTCCTAGTGCGTGCCATGGGCTACCAACAGACGGACGACCTCGGGAACCCGGCATTTGACCCGAACGGTAGGCCGGTTTATGTCGGAGGTTCGGATCGGCTGGCGATAGCGTTGTTGGGGTTGGAGCAGAAATCAACGGCTCCTATTTCCGTATCGATCGAAATAGTGAGCCGTCGTGATAAAGATCCGCTTTGAGCCGCCGTCAGACATCCTCGAAGACTATTTCCTGGATAGGTCAACGGTGTCGTTTATTCGAGGACCCCTTGGTAGTGCCAAGACCCAGACCACCATCCTGAAACTGCTTTGTATGATGCAGGAGCAAGAGCCCAACGACAAGGGCATTCGGCCGACGCGACTGTTCATCATCAGAAACACCTATCCTGACCTGTTGACGACGACCATTCGAGATTGGGCGGCAGTGACGCGTGACATAGCCCCCATCAAGATGGCACACCCACCTACTCAGTTGATTTCGTACGCCATGGGTGACGGCACGACCGTTGAATGCGACGTGTTGTTCATAGCCTTGGACCGAGAGGAACATGTTCGTAAACTGCGCGGCGCTCAGGGAACCATAGGGTGGTTGAATGAAACAAAAGAATTACCTAAGTCGGTTTTATCGATGCTGGATGCACGTCTTGGTCGTTACCCTTCGCGCGCTTTGGCTGGCGTCGACTGTTCGCATGAAGGGCGGATTGTCGGTGACACGAATGCCCCCGACGACGACCACTGGTATGCCATACACGAGGGCGACGCCCCGAAGAATTGGAAGTTTTTCGTACAACCAGGGGCGGTCGAGAAGATTGATGGGATTTGGGTGCCGTCGTCGCGAGCCGAAAACACCCAAAACTTGCCGGAAGGATATTACGAGAAGTTGATCCACGGCAAGTCCGAAGAGTGGATTAAAGTAAACCTAGCAAACATGTTCGGGTCGTCGGCTGATGGCAAGCCGGTATATGAAGAATTCAACGTAGACACCCACGTCAGAAAGTTCGAAGTGTTGCCGGACCTGCCGATCATTTACGGGGTCGACTTCGGGTTGACTCCGGCCATGGTTATGGCACAGGAATTGAACGGGCAATTGTTGGTGTTTGACGAGATAGTTACCGAAAACTTCTCGGCCGAAGAGTTGGCCGAATTAGCCAAGGAACGAAGAGCAACCGATTACCCTTGGTTGCGATGGGGCCACGGATGGGGAGACCCGGCAGGGGCTCAAGGTAGCCAAGCCGACAAGAAAACGCCGTTCATGATGTTGCAAGCCAACAAGTTTGACATAATTGCTGCCCCCAGTAACGATTTCGGATTGAGGCGCGATGCCGTGGGTTCCAGGCTGCGCAAGTTAACAATGACGTCGGAACCGTCCATTCTGATACACCCCCGATGTAAGGTGTTGAAGAAAGGTATGGCAGGTCACTATCAATATCGTCGAGTAAAAGTATCCGGCGACGAAAAATTCCACGATGTTCCGTCCAAAAATATCTATTCCCACATCTGTGAAGCGCTCCAGTATTTAAGCCTCGGCATAGGTGATGGGGACGTGTTGATGGGCGGAGACGGATATGGTCAGTATACCGACTGGAACGTTCCGGTAAACGTGGCCAAGCGACGAATCACCAGAGCGAGACGATGATGATAAACGGTCAGAGTCAAGAAGAATTGGAATTGCTGGAGCAGGAAATCGCCCGTAACCAGATGGTGGAGGGTCAGTATCCAATGGAAGAGGAAGAGCCCGAGGGAATGACTGAAGACGAATTATTGGCGGCGATTCGTGAAGAAGTCACCAACGCCATCAACGACTTCGACTTCGAAATCATCCAGACTCCCATTGATTACTACGACGGCAAGCTACCGGCTGCACAATCGTCCGATGACGAAGCCGATGACGCCGGGAGTTTCAACGACTATGTTTCCAACGAAGTCGGAAACGCAGTCGAAGCAACGTTAGCCGAAATACTCCCTGGGTTCTACGGGGACCAGCCCGTGGTATTCGTTCCGAACGGACCTGGCGACGACGAACAGGCTTCCTCGGAAACCAAAATCGTAAACCACGTGTTCATGACATCCAACAAAGGCTATACAGTCTTGAACAGAGCGTTCAAGGATGCTCTGTTGTGTCGAGATGCGCTGGCCAAAGTGTATTGGGACCCGTCGTCGTGCGTATACGGGGAGAGGCTGCGCGATGTCACTCCCGATATACTCCCTTTGATACCAGATATTTCTGGCGGGTTCGAAAACGAAGACGGAACCTTTACTGTCGACGTAAAACGTGTCGGCAACGCCGGTAAGCCAAAAGTCGATTGGGTTCCGAGAGAAGAAGTATTCGTAAATCCGGACCACAAAGACATCACCTTGGATACCGCTCGTCTGGTGGTTCACAGGAGAAACGTCCCGGCTTCCGATTTGGTGGCTGTTGGTTTCGACCGCGAAATGGTTGACGGGTTGAAGGAAGCGTCGAGCGGAACTTTGGAGACAACCGGGCATGACGACCTGGACCTCGATACCGCTCACAAAAGCACCAGACCAATCACTATTGCGGAAAGTTATTATCGAGTTGATTATGACGGTGACGGTATTGCAGAGCTGAGGCGTGTCATAACCGCTGGCGGCGACAAAGGCACCGACAAATTGCTGTTGGAAGAGCCGTGGCCGGAACAACCCTTTGCCCACGGGGTGGCAATGTTCCCGGCCAGAGGGTTCAGTGGTGTTTCGTTGTACGACCGGTTATACAAGATTCAAGACTACAAATCAGACCTGATGAGGCAGATATTGGATGCCGGCTGGCGAAATCTAAACCAGCGTATCGGTGTAGTCGAGCGCATGGCCAACATGGACGATTTGCGCACGTCCAACCGTGGTGGTTATGTCAGGGTCAAGGATCCCAGTGCCGTGTTCGTGCTGCAGGACGTTAAGGTTCCGCACGAAAGTTACATGTTGATCGACAAGCTCGATTCAGCTCGCCGTGAGTCTGGCGGTGGTGCCATCGATACCGCTCCGCAGAGCCAGGAAATCGGCGTGGACAGCGCTCACGGACTCGAGCGTATCATGTCGGCCATCGAACAGAACGGGGCCATGTTCGCCAAGAATTTGGCGGAAACGTTGGTATCCGAAATATACTTGAAGTTGCACCGCATCCTCAAGAAGCATTGGCGCGGGGTAATCTCGGCGCGGATCGAGGGCACTTGGCTTCAAGGGGTTCCGGAGCTGTGGGCTGAGCGAAATGCCACCGAGGTATCGGTCGGGTTGTCGATGGGCACCCGGTTGCGCCAGTCCCAAAACATCGCTTCCGTCATCGCTCAACAGACCGCAGACGCTCAGGCCGGACTTGACGGTATCTTGGTAAACCAGAACGGGATGTACAACGCCAGGGTGGACTATTCCCGGCTCATGGGCGTAAACTACCCGGAGAGATACTGGGTAAATCCGCTCAGCGAAGAGTCCAAGTTGGCAGCCCAGTCCAAGCAGCAGCAAGCTCAGCAGCAAGCACAACAGGCACAACAAGAAGCCGAGGCTCAGCGCCAGCTCATGTTGCAGTTGGAAGGCATCAAGGCTCAGGCCGCAGCATACCAATCGGACGCCAAGAGCGAAACCGAGTCGATGAAGGCCAACTTGGATTACGCCCTCGGCGTCATCCAGCAGCGCATCAAGTTGATCGAAATGAACGCTGTTCACGACAACGAGCCGGTTCCCGACAGTATGGGTCAGTCAAATGCCAAAGCCGACGCTTGAAGATTACTACAACTCTCTAGTTACCGGTGAAATGCGTTCCGCTAAGTTGCCTTGGCAGGAGCGTTTCGGTATTGCTGCCTACAACAATTTACGTCCTCTGGCGGACTGGGCGCAGTCTCGGGAGACGGGGTTGCAGTCGGTAGCTGGCCCGCTCGTCAATTGGATGTTGGAGCCAACGTTGAATGCTGCTCGTCGCTCGGCCGAAGGGGAGCCGAACGTTTATGCTGACTTCAGCTCCGAGAGTCCGATGAACTGGCGACTGAAGCCGGAAATATTGGATCCGTTGATGTTGGTAGCTGATGTTGCTGACGGGCCGTTACCGGTGGCTGGCGCGGTTGCAGGTAGTCTCAGAGGCGTCAAGCGCATACCGCCGTTGTATCACGGCCGAGGATCATTCGCCCACGGGCGTATATCTTCAGAAGAAGATATACTGAGAAACGGGTTCTCAAAAGGGGCGTCGGGAGAATCACAATTGCCCGGAACTTCAGTTTCAGAAGATCCCTTGTGGTCGTTGCGGCAGTTTAGCGGGAATCCGAGAAATCCATCAAACGTAAATAGAGTAAAGGCCAATATAAGACCAGAAGAGGTTTGGAACTTGCCCCCGGACTTATATTATGATCAAACACAGCCGTCCGGCCTTACCGACGTATATAAAAAACCCGCTTTAGGAAACAATGAATCTGAGTGGTTTGCAAAACGCGACGTAGCGTCAGGCGGAGCAATTCCGACTATGCATATGGAGCCAAATACGACCGAAAGCGTAAATGAACTTCAAAAATACGCGGAAATATATGATAATCTGGAAAACATCATAAAAGGACTCAAGACTGGCAGTAGTCAGCCAACACCCAAGAACATCGTGTCGGCCATGGAGTCGGTTCGCGGCAACAGAGCCACTTTTAACAATTTTGTAGACGAGTTGGCATATGCATTTTCTAAAGGAATGAAATACTTAAACACACGCCCTGGGGTTGCCGGGCTTCCATATGCAGATGTGGCGGAGGGATTAAAAAAGACATATAGTCCCGAAGATTTATCTAAAATATCTGAAGCTGCTTTGAATTTCGAGAATGCTCAGATCAAATTTTCAACTTCTCCTATGGGGTCTGGCGGCAAAATTAAATCGTTGGAAGAAATCATGGAAATGGGAATAGAAAACTACCCTAGGGCCAGCCCCGAAATGAGAAAAAATGCCAGGGCCGTCGACAGGGCTCGTCAGGAATTTTTCGAGACTATGAGAAACGTTACCTACAAGACCAAGAAATAACCGGCCATTGACGCCGGTCGGAAACCGTGCTATACTACGTTTATGGCGACACGAGAACAAGCAGAGCAGGTAGTAAACAATCCGGCGTTCACGGCCGCATTCGAGAGTTTGCGCGAAGAATACGTAGATGTCATCCTGCACGGCACCGTGAATTCGGAAGACTTGTTGAAGGCCAGAATGAAATACGACGCCTTGATTTTGGTTCATCTTGAACTATTGGCAAGGTTAAACGACATCACGAGCGCTGAGAGGCGGTAAATGGAAGGATTAGCAGACCGATTGGCTGAGAAGCTGTCGGAGCGCAGTGGCTCCGAGGTGGAATCCGAGGAAAATCCCGACGGTTACATCGAGGGGTATGGCGAAGAAATCGAGGGCGAGAGCGAACAGAACCTCGACGACGAAGCCGAAAGCGAAGGCGAGGGTGAACAAGAGGGCGGAGATGCGCCGGTAATCGACCCGGAAGCTCCGCTTGAAAAGTTCGTAGAGTTGGCCCCTTTGTTGGGTGTTGATCCGGAAGTGCTTTACAGCCTCAAGATGGGGCTATCCGATACGGGTGAGGAAATCACGATCGGAGAAGCCAAGGACCGACTCCAGCAATACCAACGAACCCAAGCAGAGGTGGAGCAGGAACGTCAGCGTCTCAGCTATGAGCGCAACCAACTTGCCAACCACTACCAACAGTTGAGTCAAACCGAATCCCAACTGGATGCTCAAGGTCGGGAAGCTTACGCGGAGCTGATGACGGCGGAAGCCGAATTTCAGCGTATTGACTGGAAGGCACTCGAGAACATCGACCCCGGTCGGGCCGCTCTCGAGAAGCAGAATCTGTTGCAGAGGCACGCCCAAGCAAAACGGGCTTTGGACGAAGCCAATCAACGATCTGCCCAATATGCCCAACAGCAATATACGCAAGCCAAGCAGTATCACGACCAAATGTTGTTGCAGAAAGTCAAAGAGTGGCAGGACCCGAAAGTAGCCAACGAACAGATCAATGAATTGCTCGGCTGGGCCAAATCCAGCTATCAGTTCGAAGATCAAGAGTTGGCGGGGGCTGTCGACTGGAGACATCGCGATATCCTGAGAAAGGCGTGGTTGTACGACAAGATGCAACAGCAGAAAGGGCAAGTCCAGGCCAAGGCTCCGGTGACCCTGAAGAGAGGGTCGGCGGTAGCTGCGAAAGATACGGCTCAGGCTCGACTGGCGGAAACAATCAAGCGGGCTCAAAAGTCGCGACGTCCCGAGGACAAAATCGCGGCCGGAAGAGCCATTTTGGAATCAGCTTTCGCGAGTCGTCGCAAGAGGTAAATCATGGCCACAACCAATTTGGACGCTGCCGATCTCAAGGGTCGTCCTTATCAAGGTCTCATCCGTGAAGACGTGATGGACGCCATTTACAGCCTGGACCCGGTGGATTTGCCGTACCAGGACATGGCCGGTGAGGCTCCCAAGTCTAAGAACCAATATCGGTCCTGGACGCAGGATTCCCTCGAAGCCGTGCAGTTGGCCAACGCAGTGGTTGACGGTGCCGACGTTACCGGCAACGATTCCACTACCGGGCGCCGTATCGGCAACCACCACCAGGAATCCACCAAGATCGTTCAGGTCTCCGACCGTGCTCGTAACGTCGACACCATCGGTCGGTCCGATGAGCTGGTGTACCAGTTGATGGAGCGCCAGAAGGAGCTGAAGAAGCGGATGGAAGCCACTTTCCTGAGCAACCAAGCTTCGGTCGAAGACAACGGCGATGCCGTCGCCGGTAAAACCGCCGGTTGTGGAGCGATGTTCGAAACGAACATCATCAACGGCACCGCTGGCGGTTTCTTGAACGGTATCTTCTCGGCTCCTACCCCGAGCGCGTCTCGGGCGATGACCGAAATGGACGTTCGTAACGGTTCGGAGCTCGCCTACACGGCTGGCGGCATGCCGTCGATCCTGATGTCGGTCCCGGCTCTGATCCGCAAGCTGTCCGAGTACCTGTTCTCCTCCTCGGCCCGTATCGCTACCATCCAGTCGAACGTCACTCCGTCAAGCGTCAAGGACGGCATGTACGAACGTCAAGGTGTCACGGCAATCGGCTCGGTGACCACCATCATCACCGATTTCCACACCCTGGAGCTGTGCCCGAACCGGTCTCAGTTGACCTACACCAACGTGGTGGCCAATTGTAACGTTTACGGGTTCGACCCGGAGTACTGGGCGATCGGCTATCTGCAGAAAATCATGACCAAGCCGTTGGCCCGCACCGGTCTTGCGGAAAAGCGGCTGATGTCGGTGGACTACTGCAACATCGCCAAGAACGAAAAATCTTCGTTCGTAATCATGGGCATCAACCCGGCCTTGGCGGTCACTGCAGGGTAACAGCAAATGGCTTACTGGCAACGAGTAGTTGACGGTAAGCTGATGGAGGGCTTCGATTCGGAGCCCTCCTCGGCCAATACCGAGGTTCATGTCGATGAAGACAATTCGGGAGCCGAACGTAACCAAGCGGGTGAAGGTGGAGGAGAGCAAGCTGTTCGTGGAGACGACGATCCACAACGAGCCAGTTCTCGAAAACAACCAAAGTCACCGGCTAAACGGAACGTTCCGGCAAAATGATAAGGTCGGGCTCCAACTAGACGGAGCCCGCGTCATTCACGTTCTCCAGGTCAACGAGACGGAATGGAATCTGTTCAAGCGCAAGCAACCCGACCTGTACCGCAGCCTGCACTCCAAGGACCAGATCACCAGAGAAGCGGCTGCTGCCAAGATCAAGCGCGCTCACCCGGAGTGGTTCATCGAAACCCCCAGAATATTTTCCCCGTCTCCGCGCGTCGCGGTTTCCGGAGCAACGTAAATGCTCAGGACATTGGTTCCGATGCGTTTTGGTAGGGTCGTGGCCACTCGCGTCGGACCCAATACGTGGATCAAGACCAGCGGCCATCGGTTTTCGGCCGGACCTCCTGTAGCTGCGTCTCTGGATGCCGACAGTTGTGTCTTGGTGGAATCCTTCAAGTCGTATTCGATCAGCGACATCCACGTTGACGATGACTCTTGCATATCGGTGACATAAATGGCGGCGAACAACGGCCTCATCGTTTTACCTACCGGCATCGACATGAGCGACGCCGGGGCCGTTGAAGCGGCTTTGAGCTATATTCCGCAATCAGACTTGCCCGGTCCGTTTTGCGATATCGGATTCGATAAAACTATTTATCCTATTGGTGCCGGATTTGACTTGTCGAGTTTGGATATCGGCGGCATACTGGAGCACCTAACAGATCCGACAGACCTCCTTCACGCTTGGAGCATGCGCGACATTTCTCGCGACAGCGGAGAAACCGGGGTAACGCTACGCAGAACATCGGACAGTGACGAGGAAGATTTCGGGTTCGACAATCGCGGGTTCTTGTCGCCCGACGCAGTATTAACCTGGGCAGGTGCAAGCGCGGTAACGATATCGCGGATGTATGCGCTCGGGGAAGGAAGTGCGAATGCAGTTCAAACGACGACGGCTGCGCAACCACACGTCGATCTTTCCGAGGCACGGTTACCGATTTCTGCAGCAGCCGGAACTTATGTGGCAGCAACGTTGCCGAGCGGGTTGACCAACGCGTATCAATTACGCGTGGACCACGAAAAGAACGTCCATCTGTCGTTGATCCCGTCGATTGCCAGCGGTGCTTACGAGCTGAATGCCAACGAGCAACACATACTTAAATCGGATACTCCTGCATCCGACTTGGTTGCGGCTGCAAGGAATGCCTCCCAGTTTTGGCAATCGCCCCTTTATCTCAACGCACTCCACACCCCGACTCTGCTCACGATCTACACACCTGATGCCTTGAGAAATCAGGTCGAAGCGCAAAGCCAGGGGCGCAACACGGTGCTCTACACCGCCAAGGGGCAGCCGTGCATGATGTACGTGCTGCCAAAATTTAATGTCGAAGAGATCGACGCCAGCCTCGGCACCGGCACCCATCCGGCGTTTGTCGTCGGCGGCGTGGAGAAGTCGGAAATCCTGATCGGACAATTCTGCGGCGCATCCGTCAACGGCGAGCTGATCAGCCAGCCGGGGCGCGCGGTTGCGCACACGATCAATCACGATGGCGCCGTTGCCCTGGCCCGCGCCAACGGCGCGGGCTGGCACGTGATGACCAACGCCGAATGGGCGGCCATCAGTTTGCGCTGCTGGAAAGGTGGCTGGATGCCGCGCGGCAATACCGATTACGGTCGATCCAGCGACGATACGAGCGAGTACGGTATCCAGGAAAATGGTCGCGCGATCACGATCGGGGGCTCCGGCTCCGGCGGGGAACGCACGCTGACCGGTTCCGGGCCGAGCGCATGGCGGCACGACCGCACGCCGTCCGGTATTGCGGATCTCTGCGGAAACGTCTGGGAGTGGGCACCCGGCCTGCGGATCGTCGATGGCGAGATCAACGTAATTGCCGACAACGACATGGCGCTGAGCGCGACGGATGATGCTGTCGGCTCAGTGGCTTGGCGTGCGATCGACGGGGCGACCGGCGCGTTGGTGGCACCGGGGTCCTCCGGTGTGGTGCGCTACGCCGGGTCCGGCACGGCCGATTACAGCCTGGTCGCGGCGACCGGCGCGCCGGTCGAGACGATGAGCAATCCGGGGGCGACCCCCGTCGGCGCGGATGCGCTGGCGCTCTGCAAGCGTCTCGGGCTGTTTCCGATCGCCCCGAGCGGGCTCAACAGCGATCGATTTTACTGGACCGAGTCCGGAGAGCGTCTGCCGCGCCGCGGCGGCTATTGGGCCAGCGCGGCCGACGCTGGCGTGTTCGCGTTTAACCTGACCAGCGCTCGCGTGAACGCGAGCCCGTTCATCGGCGCTCGCCCGGCTTTCGTCGCTTAATGGGTGGAACATGAATATTAAATATTACCCAGGATTTTCGTCAATCGAAGAGGCTGACGCTTGCTCCCAACAGCTATACCGGCTCGGCCGCCCCTACAGCATCGCTAAACAAGATGTCGGGGCTAGGATGTTTGAATCCATCGAATTGCCCGATGGGCGCGGAGCAATCCGGCTCGATTTGGATTACGATGTTGTCGTTCATAAAGATGGTATCGTTTATTCAGATCCATTAACCAGCGGCACGGTTGGGGTGTTGCTGAAAAATTTCGCTAGTCAACCCGAGCCTGCTGAGATTGCGGGATGGTCTCAAATCGTCGGTGCACTCCAGGCGTTACCGGATCGCGGCGATCCATCTCTGAACGGACAAGAGCCGGTTATTTCAGTGCGTCTCGGGGATATGCTGCCGGCATCTGCTGCGGCCTCTCTAATGACACAAGAAGAGATAAATGCGTTGTTTCCGGATCCAGAAGGATGACATCCGAAAATTTCGAGATTGCATTACACCACGTCCTCGCTCACGAGGGCGGGTACGTAAATCACCCGAGAGACCCTGGTGGTGAGACGAACTACGGCATAACGCGCCGCACGGCCAGATCTCACGGCTATATGGGCTCGATGCGATCCATCCCGATGGCCAAAGTGCGGAAGATTTATTTGGAGGGATACTGGGACGTCGTACGTGGCGATGACCTGCCGTCCGGGCTGGATTACGCGGTGTTCGACTTTGCGGTGAATTCAGGACCCGCTCGCGCAGTGCGATTTCTTTGTTCGGCTTTGGGTATTCCTGATCGTTCCATCGTGAATTCCAATGTGATTGCCGAGGCGGACCGGCAAGACATCGAAGAGACAATTCGTAGGCTGTGCTCGCGCCGACTGGCGTGGCTGAAGACGCTGAGCACGTGGCGCACGTTCGGGCGTGGATGGTCGCGCCGGGTTCTCGATGTCGAACGTGATGCTTTAGCAATGGTGGAAAATCAGAGCGTTGAGCGAGAGGAAGAGCCCAGACCAAAGCCGGAGGAGGGCAACGCCGACGCTTCTGCTCGATTTCCGATCACGCGCAAGGGTCCCTTCAATGAACGCTGACGTTTTCTCCTACGAGACCCGAGCGCTTCAACTGGAGCTGATCGAGCAGGGTTATTTGCCGGAGCTCAACGGCCGAGGTTTAAGTAGCGCGGATGGATACCTCGGCCCGGCTACGTTGCGAGCGCTCAGGGCGCGCGAACAGGATTTACTCAAATCGCCCGCGCCGACAAAACCGTGGTGGGAGTCTCGGCGCGGGCGCGGTTGGGCGAAGCTCGGGGCCGGAACCGTCGTCGGCGTCGTGGCCCTGTTTTGGTCTGGTGCCGAGAACATCGACGCCGGTCGCGCCGTGGAGATCATTTATGAATCTGGCCCCCAGATCGATGCCGCTATCGAGGTCGGAAAGCGGTTGGCGGAAGTCGTTGGATTGCTCCTCGCTGCATTCGGCTTCGGCCAGTCGGTCGTCGGCGCAGTCAAGGCAAAGGGTCCACTCGATCCGACTCTGGTTGCTCGCGTCGGCAGTCGTGATATTCGCGTTCCTGCTGTCGTGCGCAAGCGAGCGCGACACGATCAGGTTCCAACTGTGTCGTCCGACCGGAAACGCGACGGTGGGTACTGGGGCCGACAGCGCGGACCGCTGGACCCTGAGTGACTTTTTGATCGGAGTGAGGTGCCCGTACTGATGAATGCACTGTTTAACACCGCTTTTGCTGCTTTTCGTTGGTGGCTCGGGACTGCTCAATTCGATCGAGTGTCGGAATTGGTGCGCAAATTAATCTTCTCGGACATGCCCGGCACGCAGAAAAAGGAATTGGTGATAGAGCAGTTTTGGGATGAGGTCGAGCGCTTGCGCAAGGCACCGGCTGGCATTTTAATTGACGGCATTATCTTCTTCACGCGGCTCAAGTACGAGGCCAGGGTTGGAACGTGAATGACACCGTACTCAAAGAAATACCGAAGGTGCTTTTGGCTTTCGTGGTCGGTCTTTCCGGCTCTGCATTTGGTGTTGGCCTTGTTTCTTGGCGCGACATTGCCCTTACTGGGCAAACCGTTGATGATCTCCAGCGTCGAGTCGGGGCACTGGAGACACTCACGGCAAGTATTGCAACCGAGAACTCCATCAATTCACTTGCCCGCGTCGACTGCAAGTTTCTCATTGATAAACTTCAAAGCACTTTAGAGAAGACCAGGGAAGACATCTCAGCAATACGAGAGCGGGGTCGGCAGTAATGGACAGCGACCTACACGAAGAGCTAGATAGACTGCGCGATGAAATTATTGCTGCAATCAGCCCTCCGTGGTGGGAAAATTGGGCAATGGCGTTCGCGTTTGTTGCCGGGGCATTCGTTGGCTACTTAATTACGACTTGGTACCTATAATAACCGGGTGAATCTACCATGCCGCTGGAAAATCTAACAGGCAACAGATATATAAACTCGTTGAACGAGACCTGGCCGGACGGTGCCATCGATACCCCCGACGCTGGCGACGACCATCTGCGCGGCATCAAGAATGTCCTGAAAAAGACCTTTCCCGGCATGAACGGACCGGTAACCAGAGACTTGGCATCTCTGAATCGCGGGTCCGTGCCGGTAGGGTCGCTTACGGTATTTTATAATGCCACTGCCCCAGTAGGATGGACCAGGGCCACCGCAGCTAGCACCTTTATGTTGAGAGTGGTTTCGAACGCGATGTCAGGGGCTGCGTCCGGGGGCTCCGACGACCCGATACTCAACAACAAAGTAGCGACCCACGCCCACACATATTCCGGCGACACCGTAGGAACCAGCAACGACCATACGCACACGTTTAGTGCCACCACCGGCGCTCAGAGCAGTGACCACACCCACGGGTCAGGCTCATTGGCGGCAGTATCCAACGGTGCCCATACTCACACTTATTCGTACAGAAATTCCACCCAAGCTCGAGCTTCCGGCGGGGCGGGAGCATTTTGGGAAGGCACCGTTACTGCCAATTCCGGTTCGGACGGCGCTCACACTCACAGCATAAGCGGCTCTACCGGGGGAATAAGCGCCGGTCACACCCACACAGTGAGCGGCACCACCGGTGGACACAGCGCTCAACACACTCATGCGTTTTCTGGAACCACTGCGGCCAATGCGTCTGCATCGAACTGGACTCCGAGATATTTAGATGTAATTTTGTGCTCGAGAACATCATGAGCAAGACTTGTCCATTGGGACACACCTGCGACAGTTGTTTATGGCATGTTCACGTGTCCGGTCAACACCCGCAAACCGGGGCCATCATCGATACTTGGGATTGCGCCATTGCGTGGATTCCGGTGTTGTTGATCGAAAACAGCAAGCAGCAGCACCAAACGTCTGCGGCAGTAGAGTCATTTCGCAACGAGGTGGTCAAGGGCAATGACGCTTTCGTCGGCATGTTGTCCATGGCCGCAGAGAAGAATTCCGTTCGCAAAATAGGCAACGGCGATGCAATGGAACGAGATTAAAGATTCTGTTCGTGATTATCTGAACCGTCCCAACACGCCGGACGCTTCGCTGGACAGTTGGGCGGCCATGGTTACGTCCGACCTGAATCGGCAGCTTACGGACCATCCTCTCAACAACCAGATGGCGTCCGTAACGTTTGACCCCGGTTCCGACACGTTCCTGCAGATGCCGGAAGATTTACGGGCTTTGACCGTCATCAGGTTTGGAACTCAAGCGTTGACCCAATTATCTCCGGCAAGGGCCGATTCCGGAGCATCCGGGTATATTCTGCACGGTCTTCAGGCCGAACTGTTTCCTACTCCTGTCGAGATATCCAATTTCGTCGTCGAATATCAAGGTAAACTGTTGGTTCCCAGCGATCAGGTTACCGACAATTGGGTGGTCATGAACCACCCCGACGTGTATATATACGGCATGTTGAAGGAAGCCTCGGTATACCTGAGAAAAGCCGATCAAGTTGCGTTGTGGTCGATGGAATACCAGCGTCGAGTCGATGACTTGATAAACCAGGGGTGGGACATGAATTACTCAGTGTCCGCATCCACGAGATAATCATGCCTCGTCAAAGAATCGACAACATGGGTCAGTACGGGTTGATGGCGGACCCGGTAGCGTCGTCCGTGCCGCCGAATTCATTTGGCGATATGGTCAACGCCATATGCTATGACAATTCCGTAACCCAAGCTCCGGGCCAAGCTAAGATTATCGATTTATTGGTGGAGCCTTTGTGGCACTTCGAATACATCGACGCCACTGGAAAGGGGTGGTATATAACCAGCGACGCCGAAGATCTTATTGCCATCAGCGACGAGGGTGCCATTACCGACATAACCCCCACAGGGTTCGCGGCCTCTGGCGCTCTAGTCACTTTTTGTGTTCTCAACACAGTCTTGGTCATCAACTCGTCCGTAAGTGGCCCGTTCTATTGGAACGGTGTTTTGGTCGAGGCGTTGCCGTTGACCGGATGGCCCTCCACCTGGCGATGCAAGGCGATGGGGTCATATCGATATTACCTTATCGCAATGAACATGACCAGGGACTTGGCTCAATATCCACACGAAGTCCGCTGGAGCACGGCTGCCGAGCCAGGTGCCATTCCTACCGAGTGGGTGCCGTCAGCTAGCAATTCTGCCGGTAACGATATATTGGGCGACACCCCCGGACACATCACCGGGGGCACGAACGTCCAAGAAAGTTTCTGGGTGGTGAAGGAAGATTCCATTCATTCTATGGATTGGGTCGGCGGTTCCTACATCATGCAGACGAGACGTCTGCAGGGTGAGGTAGGCACGCCGTTCTTCAAGGGGTTCTTTGAACTTCATGGCGGCATGGCCGTAGCCACCAAAACCGATTTGGTCATGTACGACGGCCAACAGTCCACGTCGTTGACTTCCGGAAGACTCAGGAGAATTGTTGCCGAGATTCTGTCCGGTCAATTCGCTTCCAAAACTCAAGTATATGTCCACGCCGCCAGTTCAACTTTGTGGTTGTGCATCCCGTCGTCGGAAGCAAACGGAGCCCTCAGAAGCGCCTACATACTGGATTTGAACAAAAATACTTGGGGACAGAAAACGTTCGGGTCGTTCTATGGTTTGGGTTCCATCAAGATTAAATCGTCCGAGAAGTTTATTTGGGACGAACTGGGTTCGGCGGTGGTTCCGGAACCGACGTCCGGATGGATACCTGGGTTGCCTTGGGACCAACAGACTGGGGGAACTTGGGACGAACAAGTATTCGATTCGAGTTCGTCCGACTTGATAGCATACGAAGGCCAAGACCCTGGCGGCATAATTCCTCTGGGGTCGTGGTTCGTTACTGCCATAAACAACACCGTAGTCACTGACCCCAACGACAACCCGATATACACCAAAATAGAAAGAGTAGGGATACCTATCGAGGGATCGGATGGAGTGGCTGCCGTTACGGACATCTGGCTGGACATGGTGTCCGACATGCCCATGAATCTATCAATATGCGGCATGGACACGCTGAACTCGGCTCCAACATGGAGCGGACCATTCACCATAAACGGCCCGTACTCATCCATATTGGATAACCATGTGGATGTAAGAGCCACCGGAAGGTATATCGGCTATAGACTGGAGACCGTAGGATTCGCCGGGTATTTCAGATTTAATTCACTTACCGTTGATTGGGAACACGACGGTGAGCGATAAGCCTATTTCATATGTGCCGGGAAGAGTACCGTCTGAATTTTCCGGTACGGCATCGGCATGGCTAAGGTCAGAGTTCAACCGAATCAGGGACTGGATAGTCGGATCGGATGACAGGATGCTGTCTACGGAAAGCCAGTTGACAACTTTGGGGGAAGATATAGATTCAGCCGAGGACAGATTGGACGATGCCGAGGACAGGCTTGATGATGCCGAAGACAGGCTTGATTCCGCCGAGGGACTATTAGCCAACAGAGGCTGGCGGAACTGGATACTTAACGGAGAATTTTGGAGCGCCGACAGAGGTTCGTCCTGGACCACTTGTGTGTTCAATACTCCTGGCCCCAACAGATGGCTACACATGTGCGGGGGTTCCGGGCAGGTAGTAAATATAACTTTGGAATCGTTCGGTGCCGGGGAAGCCACTCCGGTACTGGGATGGAATCCAAAAGGGTATCTTCGTTATCGTGTGGTTACCCCCGGTCCAAGCGACGGCAATCACATGCGTCTCGGCCAGGTCATTGAAAACCTCAGGAATTCGGACTCCAGAACCATAACGGTGTCCGCGTGGTTCAGGTCCAGATCTGCCAGTGCTGACTCAGTACGTTTACATATCGGTCAAAATTTCGGCACGGGCGGATCCGCCGACGTTTATCTTTCAAGCCCCTTGACGGCAATTCCTAACGATGTCACATGGAAGAGAGTGGAGTTCACCGCCACACTTCCGTCGATGTCCGGTAAGACTTTAGGAACCGACCACGGAACCAACGTTCTAGTTGAATTTAGCCAGGGCAACAAAGTTATAGACATTGATTGTACAGGGGTTCAATTCGAGTATGCCTCTGAAGCCAGCGCGTACGAGGTACGCAGTCAACACGAAGAACAGCTAGCGTTGATGAGGTATTTCTGGACCACCAAAGCCCCGGAATCGACTGGTGTATTTTTGCAGATGGGAGCACTGACTGGGACTGGCACAGCCGCATTTAACAATTTAGTGTTTCCGGTTCCGATGAGATCTCTTCCGGCAGTCACTGCGGTAGGGCAGTCTATTGTTTCTCCTGTCTCAGGAGGAACTACCACATATGTTGTTGACTCTAAAAGGTGGCGACCAAACTTGGCGGGAGGAACCGGAGGGACAGCCTACCAGTCTGCTATTTATTTAGCAACCGAAGTTAAGTTTGATGCGGAAATGTTGCTGTGACCGTAAAATTGTCAACGGCAATTCCGGCAGATTGGAAAAACTGTGAGCCATACTTGGCAAAAGCCATAGCCAGAGTCAAGGACTGGAGCCTACAAGGAGTGGCTCTGGCGGCATTGCGGGGCGATATAGTATTGTGGAAGGTAGAAGAGGATGATATAATCATAGGATCAGGAGCCACTCAAATAGAACAGACCCAAGACACGCGCAGATTGACGGTGTTGCTGTTCTCCGGAGAAGGTAATTGGTTTGAGTCTTTCCCTCAGCTCAAACAAGTCGCGGCGGATTGCGGGTGTAACAGAATATACGGCGAAGGCAGACCAGGTTGGTTACGAAAGCTAGGTGCTACGCCGATAATTGCTTGGGAATTACCGATCGGTGATGCCGGTCACAACCAGGAGTCATCATAATGTGGCCCATGCTCGCAGCAGCCGGTATCAGCGCAGCCGGTTCGTATTTGGGGTCTCGGAACCAGTCTCCGACTCAGCAGACTACTCAGAACACCAACAGCTATTCGCAGTTCAACCCAAATCCGGCATCGGCAGACATGTATGGGTGGTTGTCCGGTCTGGGCAACAACATGATGCAGACCCCTACCCCCTATTATCCGGGTCAAGGTTACGTGTCCCCATCACAGATGACACAAGACAGCATCGCGGGGTTGCGAGGGTCGGCCGAGAATATGCAGCAATTGTCGGGGTTTGCCCCGGAGATTGCCGCCCTGTATGCCGGCGGCACCGGCGATTTCATGAATTCTGCCGGAATGTTTCGCGGCCAAGCGCCGCTGTATCAACAAGCTTCCAACATGGCTCGCGACGCTACGGCAGCTCAGCAGGGAATCGTGGATACCTCCAACAGGAATTTCAATTTCCTGTCCGGGGCGGCGGATGTCGCCAACAACCCATATGTCCAAGGCCAAATAAAGGCCAACGAACAATCGGTCGGTCAGCAATTGCGTGAACAGTGGATGCCGCAAATCAACCAAGGGGCGGAAGCAGTAAACGCTCTCGGCGGCGATCGCCACGCCATCGTGCAGTCTCAAGGTCTGGAACGGGCCGCTCAACAATTGGCCAACACCAACGCCAGCACCATGTTGAATGCCTACGGTCAGGGCCTCGGAGCGCAGCAAGGCGCTCTCGGTGCTACCCAAAACATGACCGGGGCTCAAATGGCCCCGGCAGTCGGCATGGGCATGGCCGGGGATTTGATGGGTCAGGGCGGATCCGCCTTGGGTGCTGCTGGCGGCATGTACGGAATGGCCGGGGATCAAGCCATGAGCGGATACAACGCTGGTCGTCAAGGGGTAATGGACCAGAATCTGGCGTCGCAATGGTTGGGCCAGGGCGGTAAGACCGTCGAAGGCTACCACCAAATGGCACTGCAGGACCAGATGAACCGGTTCAACCACATGTATCAGGAGCCGTGGCAGCGCGCCGGGAATGTCCAGGGCGTATTGGGGGCGTTGCAGCCGCTCGGTACCACTTATGGGTCCGGCAATCAGACGACTACCGGCAACAACCCCAATTATCAGAACCCCTGGGTGTCGGCAATGGGCGGAGCGGCGATGGGAATGGGTCTGTATAACCAATACAACCAATATCAGCAACCATACCAAGCACCTCCGGCAGCTCAGCAACAAATGAGAGTATTTTAGGTGACATATGGGCAGCAAAGCTAAAACCCCCAGACAGATTCAGCAGACCCCTCCGCCCCAGACCCAGTTGAACAATACCGGGTGGGGCGGCATGGGTCCGACGATTCCTCAGAACCCGATGCAGATGGGAACCCCTCAAACCGGAGTGGGCACCGGAGCCCCGGCTTGGGCTCAGGGCGATTTCGCCATGCCGTGGTGGGGGCAACAGGCACCGAACGTCGGTGCGGCCATGCTGCAACAGCAGGACCCATCTGGCTACCAAAACATGTTGGCCATGCAGCAGCCGCAGCAACGCCCGCAGACCCAACAAGTCAACACTCCGAGCTATGTGTTGCCTGAACCGAACCGAACCTATGATTATCAACCCCCGGACGGCATGTTTGACGTAAGCGGGCTGAATAAATACCAACTCATGAGCAGAATGTACAACACGGGAAGATGACGTGTCTACGGTATCGCCCCAAGAGGTTGCTTCGTACTTGAGGTATAAGGGTGTTTCGCCGTTACATACGGCTGCCATCCTTGCCAACATCCAGGGGGAAAGCGGGTTTCGACCCGGCGTACTCGGGGATGACGGGGCATCTTTAGGGCTGTTTCAACACCAGGGGCCGAGACGCACGGCACTGGAATCCAGACGTAACCCTACGGATTGGCGCACTCAAGTAGACCATGCTCTGGATGAGCCGGAAGGTCGCGAATTCATAAGCACCAGGTTCGAAACCCCGGAGCAAGCCACCGACTGGTTCGTCAGGCATTTTGAACGACCGGCACAACCGGACAAAGATGTTGCCCGCAGGGTGAAATTTTTGCCGAAAATGATGGTGTATGCCGGTATGGACGGGCCTGTTCCTGAAGAATACGGCAGACAAGCCGTGGCCATGAGCGAACCACCACTATCGGTAGGCACCATGAATCCGAACGCATTTCAAGGAATGGACCCGGCCATGCTCGCAGCACTGGGTATCATGCCTCAGCAACAACAGCCTCGACAGCAACCGATGGGGTTGGACCCAATGTTGGCGTTCGGTGCCGGAATCTTGGCCAACCCCGAAGGCGGCAACGGCAATCCAATGCAGTCCATCGGCAAAGGGGCTTTGGCTGCCGGTCAAGCCATGCAGCAATCCCAAATGCTAGAGATGGAAATGAACCGGTCCAGGGCGGCGTCTGCTCCAAAACTGCCGGACAACATCCGCGAGTTGATGATACTTAAGCAGATGTACCCGGACCTGTCGGAAGCCGAGGCTTTGTCGATGGCGTTTACAGGGACGGTTCCCCCTGGTGGTACTCAGGTCAAAGCCGTAGGTGACCGCATTTATGAGGTTCGGTACGACGAGCGCGGGCGACCGACAACCACACCGTTGAGCCAGGAAGACCAACAGGGTTACGAGCGGGTTATTTCCGACCAGGCTCGAGCCGGTAAGGTCGGGGCTGCGTTCGGAGACCTTCAGGTCAAGACAATTGCCGACATCAGCGGCCAACTTGGTAAGACCAAAGATTCTTTGATGGCCACCGATCGGCTGTTGAAGGAATTCGAATCCGGCAAATATGACGGCGACGTCGGAGCCATCGCTGGTCGTATCAAACAGTTCTTCGACCCGCAGACTGCCGAGTTGATGTCCCAAGAGATGACACAGGTTCTTCAGAACCTTCAGATCACTAACTTGGCCCCGGTTTCGAACTACGAAATCGACCTGATGAGGAAGATGTGGGCAAGTCCCTTCATGAACGAAGAGCAGAACATTGCCGTTCTGAAGAAAGTCAAGGAAATTCAACAAGCCAAGGCTTCGGCCTTGCGCCGGACCATGGACAGGTTGAAACGGGAGTCCATCGAAGAATACCTTCTGGACCCGGAGACGGTCGAATACTACGACTTCGAGGATGTCGGGCCGCCCTCCCCAGGAGCGATGGCCTCTCCTGCCTCGTCCTCGGGCGCGGGCGGCGCTCCCGGCCTAGGACCGGTACTGCCCCAGCGGGTCGGGCCTGGAGGGACTCCGGGGGCTTCTCCTGAAGAGATCGACACGTATCAAAAACTTCGTAAGGAGTTTGGGCTCTAATGCAACTTGAAGAACATCCAGAAGTAAAACGTCTCAGGGAAGCATACCAACTGGCCATGTCCATGGGGGATGCCGGGCTAGCTGATCGCATCAGAATGAAGGTCAGCAACCAGTTGCCCAAGTGGGACAAACAGGCCCAAGCCCAATCCAATGCCAGCGCCGATCTGGGGCCGATTATTGGCCCAATGATGGTAGGTGCCGGCAAAAAAATAACCGACTGGGGTGGTGGCCTAACCAAGGGGTTTGATTGGTTGACCGGAGATGAATCCGGCATGGCCGAGCAAGATGTTTTGCGCCAACGGCGCGAAGAGGAATTTGCCCCGTTGCGCGAAATTTCTCCCGTCGCAACAAGTGTGGGCGAAGCTCTGCCGTCCATGGCTATTCCTGGTGGCAATTTGGCCAAAGGGTTTATCGGAACTGGTTTAATCAACGCCGGGATATCTGGGGCCGACGAATATGTAGCCAGCGGCGGCCAAGTCGGAGATGCGCTGCAATCAGCAGCATTTGGCGGTGCCGGGGCCATGGGCGGGAAGCTGTTGTCCAGTGCACTTATCGGTCGACCAAGAGCACCCAATGTCGGAATCGACCAAGGCGTTCACGCCGAAAAGGTAGCCAGTGCTAAACGGTTAGGAATGGAACTCACCCCGGCGCAACGTCGCGGCAGTTCACATCTACAGCAAATAGAAGCCGGGATGGCTCGAGACCCGTTTATGTCGGGTCCATTCTTGGAGGTCGAAGCCAGAAACCAAGACGTGGCCAATGGGATTGCTCGCAGGGCCATCGGCTTGGAAGGGACCGACCGCATCGATGATTATACGCTGGACCTTCGTCACAAAGAACTCGGGGACAAATTCAACGAGTTGGTAGGCAAAGGCAAGGGGTTCGTTCCTCTTACCGATGATTTTATAAACAAACTGGACGAGGTCGATGCGGGATACCAACGAGGGTTGCTGCGAGACCCCAAACTGTCCAAGCTGATCGACAACATGCTTGAAATTGCCGACGGTAAGTACATCTCTGTCGAGGCATATCAACAATATGCCTCGGACCTGGCGAAGCTGGCCAGAAGAACCGATGACGGAGGCATGCAGCGAGCTTTGTATGACCTACGAGACGGCCTGGACTACGAATTCGAAAAGGAATTCGGCCGACTACCTGAGCTTAAGGAATACAGAGATCAATGGCGTAACCTCAAGGACATCGAAAGGTCAAAAGCGCTCGATAGTGGTAATTTTAGGCCATCTATGTTCTACCAGTATGCGCGTAGAAAATCTGGATATGTTAAGCCTAAATCCGAACTTGACGAGTTAGCAATAAATGCCAACTATTTTAAAAACCCGGTTCCGAATTCCGGCACCCCAACCGGGGCCGCTTTACAGTCGGCCATCAACAATCCCATGACGTTACCGGCCAGAATAATGAGTCCAATTATGTCCAAAGCATATCTTAATACTGGCGGACATTTTGGAGTAACAGGCGCTTTGGGCCTAAACACTCCGTACCCGCTACCGGAACTATCTCAAATTTTGGGAGTCAGCGGCGGTCGAGAGTTTGGTGATGAATATGGTCGTGGGAAATTTTAGCGAGGAGATTACGATGCCCGGAAAACTAGCCTACAACGAAGACGCCAACAAACTGGATGCTAACCCCAAACAGATGACGGCGTACTGCGAAGGTAGGTCGGCGGCGGCTGCCGGGTTGTTGATTGCCGACAACCCCACCCCTTCCGAAGACACGGTTCTGGCCGCGTACTGGGATGCTGGTCACGCCAGTTGGACTGCCGACCCGGACGGAATGCCTACGAAGGACTGCTGCGACCTTCCATATGGCGGCGGGTTCGTTCCCGAATAGTTTAGGGTCTTTTCCTGCGGGTGTCGGCCCGGACGAGCGTCCTTCCGTGAGCGGGGGAACGCGTCCGGGCCATTAAACACTAATCGTCGCAACTGTCCTCGACCGGAGCCGGGTACTGCCCTACCCGGAGAGGAGGTATTGGCGGTGGCGGCGGAACTCGGAACCTCTCTGGTTGAAATTCCGGCCTGGGTGGCTGCATGGGCGGCACACACTGTGCCTTCGGGTGCGTGGCGAACCACAGTACCATCAGCAAACAGCATGCAGCATGGGCCGCGTGCAGCAATCCCGAGTCTTCATCCACCAATTCCCCGGCTCTGTGCTTTGAAAGATGACGCATGGCCGCAGCGAAATACCTGTCCTCGGCATTCTCCAACTTCTTCCAGTTGTCGTCTGGGTATTTGGTGGCCCCGTAGGTCATGACCTTTGCCAGTTCCTCGACGGTTTCCATCGGCAACAGTTCCCAGCGGGTTTTTCCTGAGTCATACTTGAATCCGGCCATATAATCACCTCAACGATTCTGGTTGTTTAAGAATTTGCAGGAACTCGGCCCAATCCACCTTTCCGGGCCACGACACGTTCATTGCCTTCAGCCACGGGCCACACCCCTTGGTAAGATATATTTGTTTGTATCTATTGGCGTGAATAAGGCCGAAGGTCCGAGCATCTTCTGTCTGAATTCCGCAGAAAATCAAAGCGTTTCCTCCGTGTTTGACGTTCCTGCGCATCCACACTTGCTGCATCAGCCGCAGCTCGGGCGGCTTCTTCGGAGTTCCCCATTTGAGTTCCAGCCAACCATTGATGCCTTCAATAGTGTAAGCATAATCAGGCACTCCCGGTTGGCTGGAATGAGCTTCTATGGGACTGAAGTGACCTCGAAAATCCATGTTCGAAATCAAATAGTCCCGTAGTTTGGCTTCACTCACCGGGGTCTACCAGGTGCGTTTGCCGTCCACCAAATCGTCCCAAATCTTCTTGGCTGCCAACCAAAGGGGCGATTCTTGGCTGTCGAAGTCCTCGTACAGTTTGTCGATGATGTTGCCCTGGACCTGATATGCGTGGATGCTGGCCCCGTGTTCGTTTATGAACCACGCCTCTTCCAGTCGCTCGGCCACTTTGACCAGGCTCTTTACTTCCGGGACATCAATCCCGTACGTGACGGCCAGCGCGTCGGAATACAACCCCAACGTCTTTTGCGTGGTCTCATCGAATCTGCGCTTGGTCGGGGACGGTATATCTCCGGTGATTACTTCGTCCAGGTCGTGAATACAGGCATAGGCAGCACACAACGGAAGGATGTCCGGTCTCCCTAGGAGTTGACACATCCTCATGGAAATCAGCGCCACGACATGCGAATGCTCGGCCACCGACTGGCTTCTGGTGGTGCGAACGGTGGTCCAACGTTTCACGTCGACCGCTCTTACTTGATCCTGTACATTCATGTCAGATAGCCTTTACGTCTGTGGTTTTGGGACCGAAACCGAGCCATCGAATGGCAGCGCCGTGCCTACCGGCGATCTCGGACAGGTCGTTTACGATTGGTTTTTGCTCGTTTTCGGTAACGTAATTCATGAAGTTCAAGAAAACTTCGTTGATGGACATTTCGACCAAAGCTTCCTCGAACTGTATGGTTGAGAACGACGCCACGCGGCGAATCCGCCCGGTAACGGTTGTCTTCTCCGGGGTCACTCCCAGTTCGTCCCAAGTCAATTCTCTCTGGTCCGCGTACCAACCTCCGCTATTGCCCTTGTCGGTGTTGCCGACTCGGATCGGGAAGGTACGGGCGACACCGATTACACGTCGCAGCCTTCCAACCGGGATTGCCATGTCCGACAGAAACCGGGCCGGACCGCAGTCTCGGCTGGTGCCGTACGGGTAAAAATCTTGGTTGATCCCGAGGCTGTATCCCTGAGCGCCTTCGGCCAGAACACGGTTGGCGTATAACATTATTGACTGCCAATAGTTGTTGGTAGCCAGACGAATAGGCAAATTAGGATTGGGCCTGTAGCAATCCCTGGCGATGGGGGAATTGTCCTTGTCTCGCATGATCTTGGCTACCATCGCGGCTGCGGAGCCTTGCGCAGTAGAAGCAATACCGGTTACTGCCGACATCGCTTCCATGTCGCGCATCTTGTCGGTAAGCACGACCGCGTTGTTGTGAACTAGGACCTCGGTGTAATCTTTGACGATGTGTCCGGCTTCCATCAAGTCGCTCACTTCCATTTCCAGACGAGCAGGGTCGAACACCGCGCCAGGCCCTACCATGATATACTTGGGGCAGTTAAACACGCCGCTCGGCAGGACTTTGTGGATGAACAGACGGCCCTCATTGTCGTAGGCTGAATGGCCAGCATTCGGAGCGTTGGCCGAGA